GAGGATGTAGTCGCCGAGGTCATGGAGAGCGCCGAAGGCCGTATAGGCCCCCAGGACGACGGTATCCCAGACCCCGCCCCAGTCCACGGCTCGGAGCCAGGACGCCACGCTGTTGGCTATGCCTCGGAGACCCGACCACACAGATTGTGCCGCCGATACGGCTTTCTTGAAGGCGGATTTGGTATCCGATTGGAGGCCCCGGAACATCTCCCCCCAATCCACATCTGAGAGGTATTTGACGAAGTTCCCTGCTTCAGCTCTTAAGATGTCGAATGCCTCAGTGATATTGCCCTGACTCAAAGCTCCGAATAACTCGAATGCAACGTCTTTTATGTGGCCGAACGCCGAGGCGATTGCATCGAAATGCTTATGCACTTCGTATCCGGCGAGCGCAGCGAAGGCCGCAGCCACTAATCCCAAAGGAGAAACCAACGCACCGACCGCTCCGACAATAAGAGCGAGTGCCGGGATCATGTGCGAGAATAATATCAGAGCTGGCCCTACAACTGCCGCGAGTCCGGCGATGGTGGCGATGAGTTTCACCGTGCCGGAGTCCATCTCTCCGAGCTTCCGGACGAATGGGGTTATGGTGTCCTTCACAAGCGACGTAAGGGGAGGTATGAGGACGTCGCCGAACACCAGGGCCAACTCCTCGGCTGCCGAGCGTAGCTGTTTGAGGGCGCCCCAAAGGGTGTTCGTCTTCGTCTCCATCATTTCGGTAGCTTTGGAGGTGCCAGTGATGGAGGCGATGTAGCCTTCGAGAGCATCCTGGCCCTGGCCCAAAAGGGCCAGCATACCAGGCCCGGCCTCCTGGCCGAATATTTGGATTGCTTGCGCCGCCGTAAGATGCTTTTTCTCCAGGACTCCAACGATCTCTGCTAAACTGTGGGTTGCCGGATCTACATCTTTGATGGATAGGCCGAGCTTTTCCAGCGTCTCTGCTGCCGCATCAGATGGTTTCAATAGAGCGGATATTGCCCCCCTCAACACCGTCCCGGCCTGTTCGCCCTTGTATCCGGCGTTGTAGAGGCCCATCAAGCCGCCGGTGGTATCCTCCAAGGACCAGCCGAGAGACTGGGCCACCGGCCCCACGTACCGCATCGAGTAGGCAAGCTTATCGAGGTTGGCCTGAGAATTTGAGGCTGCAGCGGCGAAGACGTTCGCCACCCGGCCAGCATCCCCGGCTTCGAGGCCGAACTGCGAGATGGTGGCGGTCATCAAGTCGGAGGTGAAAGCGAGATCCTTTCCTCCAGCAGCGGCCAGTTTCAGGGTGTCGTTCAGCCCGGCGACGATCTGCTGATCTTTCCAGCCCGCCGCAGCCATATAGTACATCGCGTCCGCCGCTTGCGATGCGCTGAAAACAGTGGTGGCCCCGGCCTCTCTGGCCGCCGCCGAGAGAGCCTTCTGAGCTTCGACACCTCCGCCGGTGACAGAGGCCACATTGGCCATCGATTGCTCGAAGTCGCCCGCCAGTTTCAGGACGCCAGCAGCCGCCCCGGCTATCGGCAAGGTGAGGCCCATCGTGAGAGATTGGCCTATCTCGCCCGCCTTCTGAGCCACAGAATCAATCTTAGATCCGAAGGTATCGAGCTTCGATCCGGCGGTAGCTAGACCGCTATCGAATCCCTTGTCTGAGAGGTATAGGCCTGCCTCTACACGGCCGACTTCCATGTTGTCACCTGGCGTTTTTCAAATGTTCATATCCTGGAGGAGGCTCGATGCCGTGAAGCGTCCAGGCTTCCCGGATGCGATCCTCCAGGGGAGGCACTTCGACCCGCTCAGCGGGCCGCTTGGGGAAGTGCTGATCGAAGCCCCGGAGCTTATCAGCCCGTGAAAGCGCTGCGACATTATAGGCAAGATGATTAAGCTTATCTTGCTCATCTATCGACTTTTTCCGGTGAGCATCGATCTTAATGTTAAGTTCGTCTATGGTGAGTTTCCAGAACTCTTGATGGGATAGGCCTAGCTCACCGATCCCGGTTCGCTCTGCTTCTCTCCAGTTCCAGGCGGTTCTCCGGGCTCCTCCAGAATATTCTTGTAGGTCGCCTCCATTGCGTCCAGACCTTCCATTGCTGCCTTCCGTTTGGCCCTTAGCTCGGCTTTGTTGACCGTGAGTATCCGCTTGATCTCGCCAGAGGTGTAGTTTCCCGTGGCGTCCAGCACCGCCTCCATCAATGTCTCAGTCAAAGACGAGAGGCCACCGTGCTTTTCGCTCCAGTCTGACATAAATTTGCCAGCGTCGGCTATGGTGAACTTCTCATCAAATGTCCGAACGCCAGCCCACAAGATGCCCCTGACCACCTTCCGGAAGGCGATGTTCTGAATGAGAGCATCTATCGGGAGGTTCAGAAGGTCCTCAACGGCAAACTGAGCCTCCATATCGAGGCGAAATTTCCGAACGTCTTTATCGGAAAGTTTCAAGTTGTATGTCTTGGTTATTATATCACATCCTAACTATATGTCTCGTCCTTCCAGTGGTAGAACGCCCCGGTGAATCTCCAGGTCATCTTAGATTTGATGACCTCGCCGACAGAAGCGTTCACGGGCGCACCTTCGAGATAGCCGTCTGCTTCTATCCGATGCCGCCCGGTGTCGGTGTTCACGAAAAAGACAGCGATCATGTTCTGTCGCAGGTCTCCAGAGTGGCCTGGAGTGACCCAATAATCAGAGACCTCGCCGGATCCACCCATCAGGCCAGGGAGGTACTCTTTGTGACCTCCGGAGCAAAACGTCGTGACCTCTTTCATGTCCACTTCGGGGCTGACGCTGAAATCGTAAGCATGGCAAACAGCCGCCATGATGTGCTTCGTCCCTGAGGCCCTGAATAAGTCGGTAGGGTCCTGAGCTATGCTGAACGTGATCAGGCCGCGATAATAGTCCACCGTGAACCCGGTGGTGATCTCGCCCCACGATCCACCGCCAAGGGGGTCCTTCTCGATCGTGAGCGTCTCGCCAGAATCCCAGTAGCGATCAGCGATAGCGGCTGCCTGGTAGTGCTTGTGGTCTCCGAGATCGACGAGCTCAACGTTCGTGAAGCTCTCGGTCGTGGCGGTGGACCCTCCAGATAGAGACGTCGAGCCCATCGCAGTCACGACGCCGGAGCCGTCGTTCCCGGTAGCCAGAGCGGCAGAGACCCATTTGGCTGCCAATTCGTCGGCATTGATCGCATCCATGACCTGCTGAGCGGTGGACGTGATTGCGCCACCAGATCCGGTAGCAAGAGAGACGGTTATGGTCTGCGTCGATTCAGCCACAGATATTGAGAGCTCTGCGTTATTGGCGCTCGGATCACTGTATATGATCTCTATGGCATTGCCCGCCGTCCCCGGAGGGACCGCCGTAAACGTGAGGTCGTTGTTGTCCCCGACTAGATCCGTCGTGAGTGTGGCCCTCTTCTGAGTCTCCATGAAGAAACTCGATGCGTAACCCGCAAGAGCGGCGGTAGTCATCGATTATACCCCCGATCAGACGGAGTCTGCATCGTAAGTGATCGCGCCTGTGAACTGGAAGGTGAACTTGAGATCTACCTTATCTCCGACGCTGGATGAGATAGGCATCGACTTCAGGAAGCCGTCTCCATAGATCCCGTATCCGTTGTTGGAGCCGTCGTCGTCCATGTTCACCCGGAGGGCGAACCTAGTCTTATTCTGGAAGTTCGTCCAAAGGGTATCTTGGCCGCCGCTGTCGCTTTTGAGATACCTAGCCGTGACTGAAACCTGGCCACCGTCGAGACCGGCCAAATATTCTTTGTGATCTCCACTGTCCCGACTAGTCACTTCGACCATATCGACATCCCAGGCCGCGTCGAAGTCTACGACCTCTCCTATGGCGTGCGATGCCGTTTTTCCAGATCCGGCCGCATCTATATAGACCGTTCCGTCCCATACAATTGCTGATGTAGTCACCTGTCAACACCTCTCAAATCTTTTTGATTACTTCAAAGTCGCAATACCACTTCACGATCCCCGAGTCAGATTCTAGCGACATCTGAGCCGGAGGATGCAGAGCCCGGCAAAGCGGGTACCACGTGCCGCTCAGGGTCTCGTTCGTCTTCGTGAGCGTGACCCGGATGGCATGGCACAACGTCGCCGCCGTCTGCTGGTTTTCGTTTCTCACCTGGACTTGGAATCTTGGGTATTCGTAGCCCAGGAGGTCGTCGGGCTTGCCGCCGTAGACCTTCAGCATCACGCAATTAACCGGACTGCTGGGGAGGTAGCCGTATGTCAGGTTGGCCGTGGTGCAGTGGCCCGCCGCTATCAGTACCGCCCCGATGTCGGTTATCACGCTCATTTCACAGCCTCGGAACTATCCATCCGTAGCCCATCAGGAGGACGAGGAGACCGAAGCCACCGGCCAAGGCGCTTCTCCAGTTCTCCAAGGCTCCAATCCGATGGTCGGTAGATTTCTGCCAAGCGCACTGAGTATCAAACTTCTTTCGGATATAGGATATGTTCTCTTCCATCCTGATTATCCGATCGTGGTCTTCGTCGCCCACTACCGCCACCTCTTTATATTATTTCGATCCAATCCCGTCTTGCGGGCTCTGCGAGATCCCCTCTCAAACATGGTCTCGCACCCCGCTTATGCTGACACCGTCCCCGCTGTGGCTCGCCCGGCGAAGTAGTATCCGTAGCTCATCAGCGTGAGGTCGGTGAACGTCTTCGTGATCGAGTCGGGAACCGTCACTCCCCCGAATGGGAGGACAGCGAACCCGACGAGTGCCCCGGTGGATATCAGAGTGAGGATCAGCCGGGTACTGACCGCCATCTCCTCATCTCCTCCCGAGCTTGATCGCCGTGCTTTCGGCTGCCTTCATCTTCGCGTCCTGGTGGTCTACCTCGGACTGGCCGAACTTCGCCAGAGCTTCTTCTCGGGTGTAGATCTGGCCGTTGTATCCGATATATCGGACCTCGCCGTTCCTCATCTTCGTGTAGCCTGCGAGGAGGTTCTTCTCGGGGCCTTCGAAGGGGATACATCCCAAGCCGCCGTCCTCGGTCTCGATGATCGTCAATGACCCGCCGCATCCGGGGCAGGCCACGGTTCCAATTACTTCATTTGTCAATTTGTCACCTCAAAACATCTCCGATAGCCGCGCCGATGTTTTTGATAGCGCTGTCGGAGCTTTCACTAAATTCATTCTCCAGAAACTTAGCCTCGCCTTCGTCGTGGTGGAGGGATGTGTCTTCGTGTTGCCGGACGGCGTAAGGCGTCGAAAAGCTGATAGTCGATCCCATAGCAACGTCGTCAACGTGGCCCGATCCTCGGAGAGGCCCCTCGTCAATCGGAGTCCGGGGGATCGTCCGGGTGAGGATGCCCTCGGCTTCGTGGTGGCAAGCCTTGCGCCCGGCCACGAGTGCAGCGGCGGAGAGGGCTTTGCCCTTCCAGGTGACTTTGACGTTGCCGCTCAGAGCCACCCCTCCCAAAAGGTGTTCTGCCCGCCGAGGCCCGGAACGTGGCTTATCTTCTGAATCTCCCGGGTCTCGCCTCCATAGATTATCTCGTCGCCCTCCCGGAGCTCGACATCAGCGAAGATATGGGCCTCCGAGGTCCAAGTCTCGCCCTCGGTGTTTCGAAATAGCTTCGAGAGCTTTTCGAATCGACAGCTAATCGATGAAGTCGAATATGTGTAGTTACCCCACGAATCCGGGCCCGTAGCTATCCTCCTCAGCGTTGC